CTGACTGGTTTAAATGGAGAAAATTTAACGGAACGGAGCTTTAAACTCCCTTCTGGGAGAACTGATAGGGATTGCTACGAAAGAAAATAAAGGCTTGAGCGATAGTGTTCAAGCCTTAAATTCTACGATTTATAATATTTCTACCGGAAATAAGGAAACTGCTTTGTTTAAAGTTTGTGATTATGGCAGTAATATTAATCATATATTACATATATATAGCTCACCTAATGGCACATTGGATAGTTGCAACTATATTCGTGTGATCTTATCAGACAAATATATATTCGTAAATAAATTATTTGAAAAAGGATATAATAGTATCAGACTTTTTAAAGATAGAAAATCTTTTTATGTTTACGTTTATAGCAGTGTATGGACAAGAACCAAGATTGAGGTTTTTTCAGAGAACCCTGATCTCTTCTATTTCACAAACGTGACGGATGAAATCAGTATATCAGATTTGGAAGAAATCTCTATATCTTGAAAAATATAGCGGTTTATTCAGATATTTATTACCTTTGCACCGCATATGGCGTTGTGCATATCAGGATCGGGTGGCACCGGCTTGTACCGGACCACCCGTTTTAATCCATGTCAAAGATACGGTTCGCCAATTACTTCTAGAGCAAATTTAGTCTAGGAAGCCAAACTTAATTTTTTCCACTTACTATCACTCTTATCATACTTCACCCTAATAAATGTCGCTCCATTTACTGATATTAGTAAGTACATAACCCGTGATTCGTTTCCAACCGAAAATACGGATAAAATTCCATAGCCATTTATAGGATTGTTAATAGACTCAGGTGTTATTCCATATATTCCTGATACTACTAACGTTTCAACATCTCCTTTAAATGTAGGAATTCTACTCCTAAACCACGAATCATTTATCCCTATCAGTCCTCCCAGAAGGGAGTTTAAAGCTCCGTTCCGTTAAATTTTCTCCATTTAAACCAGTCAGTAAATCATAATGCGTTGATTGGTATATCTACTAAATCAGATTCGGTCGGCTCTGAAGAAATTTGGGAAAATCCTGTCACTTCTCTACCAACACTGTTAAGTAGCCTCTGCAATGCTATCGGATCCCCAGTTGTGTTATAAATATAAATATTTTTAGTTGATGCACTATATTTAATCTTAACAGTACCTACACGAGATAAAGCTTTTGCACAACTGCCACCTGTTATGTTTATATGAGCAATAATAAATGTATTAGCTGCATTCTCGTAAGTTGATATTGTACAAGTAAATGGTCTATATATACTTCCCAAACTGACCTTAACACCATACTGAAAAGACAAAACCCCTCCGGCATAATAAGGCACCAATCCGTTTTTGCTAGCCGTAGCCGTACCAATCAGTCCTCCCAGAAGTACAAAATATAAGAGCTTAAGTTATAATTTCTATACAAAAACACCTTCGTATTTTGCCCATTTTCCCCAATTATCTCCTAATTTTTGTCTTATATAAAAAACATTATCATTCATCGGAATGTATATTTGAGTTATAAACAAACGCCCAAAAACCAATAATCCTCCCCATGCCCTATGACCGTTAGGGGTATCTCTGTCAGTTAATCTGTCGTCAATAGTATAATATCCAACCTCAGTTGCCGATGCAAATGATGTTGGATATCCTTTATCTCCTAACAT